CGTAACGAGTTTCTCTACAAGCACGCTTACACCCAGGCTCGGCGTTCTGGCTCTGTCTACCAACTCTCACAGCTCGCAAGAGCTGCAAGGGAGCGGAGGCAGTTTCAGGAATCACGACGTTTGAGAAATATCTCAAACGCCTGGCTGTCCTGGCATTATGGGATCGCTCCCATTCTGTCCGACATCCACGCCATCCTCGAAATCATCGGTCAGAAAGATAAACAACCTAGATGGTTTGTTGATATCGATCAACCCGATGACTCTTTCGAGCTCCCTGTCTCGTCGAATCCTGACAGGGTGTATTACAAAGGAAAAGTGAAGAGAGGAGTTCGTCTAAGGGCTGTCTTTACCCTTACCGATCCTTTCATCTTCGAGCTTTGGCGTTATGGGCTTACTAACCCACTCGCTATCGCTTGGGAGTTAATCCCGCTCTCCTTTGTATTTGACTGGTTCGTCCATCTCGGTGGCTTCCTCGAGGGTCTCCAAAGGCCTCTCGGTGTTAAGTTCGAAGATGGTTACGAGACGAAGTACCTGGACAATCACTTTACGAAGCATGTGGTGACAACACCACCGGCTTCGTTATACCGAGTGATCAACCAGGTAGGTTTGGCTCAGGTCAATATTAATACCTTCGCAATGTCTCGCGAGGTATTGTATCGACCATTGCCTCCGATTCCGTACGTGAGTATGGATCTCGGGGTCAAGCAAGTGCTATCTTTGATAGCACTCTTCGTGCAGAAGGCTACGTAGTGCCTTCCTAACCGCCCGTAAGGGCCATAGCTAGGAGTGCCTCTCTTGGCACAAGCAGCAAGCATCACGGTCAATGGCCGTGAGACGCCGACTCCGTTGGCACACACCTTCGCACCGCGCGCTGTTGCGCCCGGTGTCGCTTCCTTTGTGGAAGCGGCCTCCGTTCCGATTGGTGAGAAGACTCTCACCATTCGGAATCGTCGTGCGGGGAACCGGTACTATGTCCGGATCACCCTCGCGGCTCCTGTCCTGGTGATGGAAACCATCAACGGTGTTCAGGTTCCGTCTGTCCCTCGGATGTCGTTCATCGATGCGAACTTTCGCTTCGACGACACATCCACCGAGCAGGAGCGGAAAGACGCTGTTGGCATGTTCGCCAACGCGCTCGCCGCCTCGCAGGCCGTCGTCGACGGCTCGCTTACCAAGCTCGAAGGGATCTGGTGATGCACCGTGCGCTTCTTCTGGTCTTGGGCCTTGCGGCTTGCGATCAGACGAACGACGGCGTTCGTCAGACGTTCACTGCGTCGGCCCCCATCGAGGGACTGATGACCTACTCCTTCGAGTAGGTTGTGAATCGTCGTCCGGTATGAACCCCCCCGAGAGACTTCATCAGTCTTAGGGATTATCGGTCGGCACGGAACTAAACCACCATCAATTCATGAGGTGACCATGTCCACCAGGAGTAATCGTCGTTCAGACGTTACAACGGGATTGCCAGCCGGAGTAGGGGCTCGGTTCCGTGATGAGCTTAAACAGCTTATCACGGACCTTGTTCCGAAGGAAGGGTTTAAGGCACAGTATTTGCTGGACGAGATGTTCAGTAAGTACTGCGACCCTAAGACCACTCCTGCTTCGGTACGACGCGAGGCAGCCAAAGCCAAATGGCTGTCTCAGGAGCTGCGTAACTCTAGCACCAACCGACGTCTCCTTCTGGGAGACATCGATTTCGGTTGGGTGTCGTCTGACCGCCTCATCAGCGGCATTCGGGCACTTAT